ATAGATTCAGTAAGCATTGCTCTTACAAATTTATCTAGCCATTGTGGTCCCAAATCAAGCATAGATTTAGTAACCGGAATATAAGCACTTAGTTTAAATAAGTTAGTCTTTTCTTTCTTAAATCCATTATCTAATTTCCTTTTAATTTCATCCGCAAGTGGTCCCCACCATGCCGCTTCAACCTCTTTAGTTCTAGTTATCCATTCCGTTATTCCTGTGGTATTAACAAAGTCTATCTTAGATAACAAAGGATGTTCTTTTTCTAAATCCTCAAATACTCTATCTATTACAGTTTTAGGCATTAGTTCTTCTATACCATTAAATCCGCCTTTTGATATTACTTCATTGTAGTATTTTGTTTCTTCCCCAGTTAAAGGATTTAAACCTCTTTTATTTAATACAGCCTTATCATTTAAATCTTCATTTATAGCAGCTTTCGCTTGTTTCATTATGTTGGTTTCAATATCTGTAGCCATAGCTACTATTGCATTAGATAAATCCTCTGTCTTACCACTTTCTAAAGAATTTTTAATCTTTTCTTGTGTTTCTACCTTTATTTTATTTTGTAAATCTGGATTAATCATTCCCATTAGTTAATACCTCCTAAATTTTTAAATAAATTTTGTATAGCTTGTTTATTTTTATTTTCAACAACTTGTGGTTCCTGTGGTTCTTTAACTTTATTCATATACTTATTTAAAATAGAATTTTTAATATCTTCTTGACTAGGTTCTTCCAGCTCCTGTTGTTTATCTAGTATCTCATCACAAAATCCAAGTAACTTACATTCCTCGGCCGTATACCAGTTTGACTCTTTTATTAATGCTTTTAATTCTTTCTCTGTGCCTACGAATCTATCTTTGTAAGATGCTAAAACTGCACTATCCATTTTATCTAAATCTGAAGCAACTTTTCTTAAATCATCTGCATTTCCATCTGTGCATGTCCAAGCCTTATGAATCATCATCATGCTATTAGAAAACATTATAACTTTATCTGCTCCAGTACAAATAACACTAGCACCAGATGCAGCTACAGCATCTACAATAATTGTTATATTTCCTTTATGTTGCTTAAATAAATTGCATATCGATATAGATTCAAATACATCTCCACCTGGACTATTAATATGGATATTGATGTCTTTATCTTTTAAATCCGCAAGTGCATTTTTAACACGATTAGAACTAATGCAATCATCTTCATTTTCCCACCAATATGCTTTTCTTATAGTCCCATATAAATACATTTCAGCCACATCATTTTCAATAGAATTATTTACTTGCAGCTTAGTTTGTATCTTAGGAATCTTTATATTATTCATATCTAAGTACCCCCTTTACTAATCTTTTCATAATTTTTAGTCATATATCTTTCATTTGCCCATTCTTCACTTATAGGTTCTCTATCTAAGGCTCTTAAATTATCATTAATGTTATGTGCTCCAATACGTGTTAAAACATCTAAACCATTAGCAATATCTTTAAGTGTAGTAACTCTTATTCTACTAGTATCGGCCTTCATATAAGTTCTTTCTAAATAATCCTCTTTCTTGTAAAATTTCATATTAAATTCGTCACTTATTTCTTTTGCTAAAGGATTTATACAAAACATAAGAAAATTATTAATAGCATTACCTGTATCAGCTACATCATTTTTTATTAGTTCTGGTGGTACATTAAATCCAATCCCTACAAAATCAAATATATCATTTATATAGCTTCTTACATCTCTTACTTCTCCAACTGATTTACCTTTATTATTAATGCCTAACTCTGTATAAGTAAGCCCTTTATTTAAAGGTAAAACAACATCTTTTTCACTTTGAAAGAATGTCTTAAATTTATTATCCATTAAATCTTGTAAATCCTTTTGAGCTTCTTCTGTTTGTGGAAAATTACTATCTATATTTAATATTCCACGCCTTGTTTTACTTTTGATATAACTTAATTGGCCAGCCTTGATTAACTTTGCATAACCCATATATAAGCCATCAATAATATTTTTTACATTAGAATTATTTAAAGTTAAATGAAAAACATCCCTCTCTTTAAAAGTATCTTGTAAAGTATAATTATCAATTTTAATATTACTGTAAGTGTTATCTTTTAAAGCATATTGGGTTGTATCAAAGTTATTAGCAATATAAAAGTTATTGTTTACTTGTACTATTAGCAATTCATTATTTATAAATAATGAATATATAGCTTTTTTCCAAAACTCACTAGCACTAAGATTTTGATTAGGTCTTACATTGAATAGATAATAGTTTTCTTTTCTTACTTCCTGTCCCTTTTCAAATGTAAGGAATTCACATTTACTAATACAATTAGCAATTAAATTTATACAACTTTCTATTGCTAGTTGTTTATAAAATAACTCACCTTCAAGAGATCCATATTCTCCATCTAAAGCAACTGTTTTATTTTTACTAAACAGATTTAAAAACCAACTACTTATCCCAATTCATCACCCCCTTTTATTTTAGTAAGTACGAACATTTAAACTTATATATCCTGTTTGATCTTGTAGTTCTTCATCCTTACTAAGTCCGTGTATAAGAGCAAAGAACCCATCAGTTTTACGTGTTTTAGGTTCTATCTTTAAATATGTTACATTTCCTTTTTTATCTAATTGTTGGTAAGTATTATTTATATACCACCGCATGGTTGGATTATCTCCAAAAATTATTTTTTCTTCAGCAAAAATACTCTCTATTAAAGGTGCTACTTTTGCATGAGTTATTGGTCCACTCCTAACTTCATGAAGAGGTAGTCCAACCTCTTTAAACTTAGCTTTTAATAAATCAACTCTGTAACTATCAGCAAATATATTTAAGATGTTATATTTCTTTTGTTGTTCTAAAAACCAGTTAGCAATAATATCTGGTGTAATAGAATCTCCTTGTACTATTGTTATAAGTCCCTTCTCAACCATTTCTTGTACTGGAAATTTTATAGGTCTACTTTCTACTTCTAAAGCTTTATGGCATACAAAAGTATGTTCAACCCAATATCTTAGGCTATTATATTTAAATAACAAGCCTACTGATGCAAAGTCAGTTACTCTAGCATAATCTAAAGCTCCAAGACATTGCATACCTCTTAATTTTTCATAAGGTATTTCTCTATTAGTCTTTTTAATTTTTTCCCATGGAACTGCTGCTATAAAATTGTCTTGTGCAGGCAAATTCATTCTTTTAGTCATAAAATCTATTGCAATATGCGGTTGATATTTCATCTTTACAAAAGCTTTTTTCATTTCCTTTTGTAGTTCTGGGAAATAGGGTAAACTAGGATTAGCTTTTACCCACATATCTGGATCTTTAGCTTCTTCCTTTTTATCTATTTTATAAATAAGTGGCACTAATCCAAGGTCTTTTATTTTGCCATCTAACACATCTTTTGCAACTTGAAGTTCTTCATCTAGTACGCCATCACGTACATAACCATTTGTGGTGATTTTAAAAGTACGACTATGTTTTCTCTTTCCGAATCCAGAAGTAAAAACATCTATTGTATCATACGTTTCATATTCATGTGTTTCGTCAAAAATAAGACATGCCGACCTTTTTCCATCCTTTGTTTTAGCATTGCTAGTATTATATTTAATATAACTTTTAGTTTTTTTATTTTTTATTTCTTCTTTAGTCTTAGTAAAAAACTTTTTAGATTTAGTCCATGTATTTTCCAATACTTCGTAAACATCATTAAAACTTGTTTTGGCCTGTTCCTCATTATTAGCAATAATATCTACGTTATAACCTTTTACTCCATGATAATGTGTCGTAAAATACCAAGCTACAGGACTTATAAATCCATTCTTACCATTACCCCTACCCATAACAATTAAATATTCATCAAACACAACCATATCTGTTGATTCATAATAGCAATGAATTATAGCAAATAAAAAAAGCTCCCAATCTAATAACTTCATATCGAAATATCGTTCGGTAAGCTCTATTGCCTTATCAATCATATCATGTTTTATAATTACATCATCATTGCTTAACTTTTCTTCAATATAGTCCATAGCTTGATGTAGTTCTTTAGATGCTGGTGTCTTGCCACTACGAATTTTATACATATAATCATCAATGTATTTATTGAATTTACATTTCCTCGTCATCATTATCACTGCCATTTTCCTTTGGTGACGGTTTTAATCCTAACTCTGCAAGAATTTTAAGCATTTGAGCGCTTGTTTTATTAAGTTCTGGTATACTGTCATTTTTCTTTTTACCAGCTTGTTTACCATTGTTCCATTCAACAGATACACCTCTTTCTTTTATATCTGCTATTAACCTATTTTTAATATCCCATAAAGCTATATAATCATTTATTAAATCCTCAAAATGTTTTCCATAGGTCTCATTTTCCTCTAATTGCTTTAATAAATCTTTTTTAATTTCTTTTGCTAACTCTTGCAACTGTTGCAACTTTGCACCCTTTTTAGGGTTCGTTTTCCTCTGCCAGTTCAATCTACGCTTCCAAGACTTTACTGTGTTAATAGATACGCTATATTTATCTGCTATATCTTTATACTTCATTCCAGAAACATAGTCTTTATAAGCATTATCCTTAATTATTAAATCTTCTTTTTCATCCAAAATCACCACCTCAATTCTAGCTTATTTTTTCAAGTTGCACCATTTATTCTATAGAGTTGCACCCCCCTTCTCACGCGAAACTTTTAAAAAAATATCTTTTGTCGGGTACTCCACCGGTCTTTAGGCTTTCCGAAAAAACTCAAATTTTTAACTGGGGGTAGTAATATCAAGGTTTACCAACGTTCTTCATTAATAAATTTCTTTTTAACATTTAAGTGTAACTTTTCTGGATGTTCTATATTATGGCATGAATAACATAGGCTAGTTAAGTTTTCATCAGTCAATGCAAGCTCTGGAAAGTCTTTTAAATGTTTAATATGATGTACACATTCTGCTTTGTGATATCCACCAAATGACTTACATCTTTGACATTCATTATTATCTCTCTTAAGTATATTGTTTCTTTTGTTAAGCCACTCTGTACTTTTATAAAATATATTAGTATTTCCTTGTTTAATTGCTACCAGTAATTCTTTCCTCATTACCTTATTTATTAAAAATCTACCGCCTTTTTAACTTTCTCTATCATGTCTTTCATATCTATGCTATTGTTTATTGCTATGTTCTTAACTCCATTTAAAGCTTTATCAAACCTTAACATATCCTTTAAATCTTTTATTCTTGTTAATTGTTTTTCTATTTTATTTAATTTGTCCTCAAGCTCTGTTGTATCTAGCTTTAGTTTTAAGGTCAAAGCCTTTGAGTTATCTTTACCATTCAATATATGTTCATTGAAATGCTCTACACTATAAAACATACCATCACC